CAAGAACGTGAAACAATCGGAAAAGGAGCAACCGAGCAGAGGACTTCGGCCCAGCAAGGCCAGGAGTTCAAACAGCGCGACGAAGAAAGGGACTACGACCAATCTCAACGAGCTTATCGATATTGAGTTGTTTGACCGCTGGGTCGACAATCAAGACACACCAACTCAAGAATCATTTCATGCCTTTGCAAAAGACTGTTACTCATTAATTGAGTCTTATCTTTATGCAAGATTTTCTGGTTACTCAGGCTCCATAGCCTCATGTGAAGCTTGGTTGAATAACCGTTATCCAAAACCAGATCATCGCAAAGTACTCCTAGATGAAATCTTGGAGATGCAAGAAGATCTTCGTAAGTTGCGTGAAGACATTGAAAACTATGCCGTCAAACGTGACGCAGGAGTAGCACGTATTGCTGCAATGCAAAAAGAGCTACGTTCAACAATCGGCCAGGTGGAATCATATACTTCCAACAAGGATCGCAAGGGACTACTAATGGCTGGTGCTGACCAGGCGATTCGTGAGTTACTTACTATTTTTAAAGATGATCCTATTGAGGGTCCGCTACATGAGGCGTCAATGAGTATATGGGCTAAGATGCAGTTAAGTGAATAAACGCAACTGACATGGGTGCTGGCACTGGTAACTTGAATAAAATGGGTGCCGCTCAAGAGCAGCAAGCTATGGAGGGCCAGGCAATGCGTCGTCGTGCTTTGGAACAATCCTCAATGGATCGTGGACAAGAGATGCGTTCAGGTATTGACTTTGGCCCTGGTCGTGCCAATAGACTTTCACCAGGACAGATGCAGAAATGAGTAAGAAGAAAATGCCACCCCAGTTTCTTGAGTATCTAAAAAAGAAAGATGCTAAGAAAGAAGATGGCTCAGAGATGAATGATAAAGAAAAGCGTAAAGCTGCATTAGACAAGGCGCGTAAATACCAAGAGTCAAAACGTAAAAAGAAAGAAGATTAGGTTAGTATTCAGTAACAGTTAATTACTGAAGATGCCTGCACATACACACCTTGCTTATCGGCGTAACGCACAAGCTGCTGCGCAGAATCACAAGGTGCGTAAACGTGATGACGAAGATCTTCTTCTGAAAGCACGAGAGGATTTTGCTTTCTTTTGTGAGTACATTGATGAAAAGAAGAAGCCAGCCAAGCATCACCTTGAGTGGCACCATCATCTAGTTCCCAACCAAGACAGTGACTGCCTCCTTAAGATTGCTGGACCTAACCTAGATCTACTTGCCAGCAGGGGTTCAGCCAAATCTACGGTCTTGGGTTTACTTGCGGCATGGGCTATTGGAGTTCACACCACTGCCAAAAAACCTCTACAGATTCTATATCTGTCTTATACGGTTGATATCGCACGTTCTAAATCAGCAACCATCAAACGTATTATTGAAAGCAAGCGATATCAAGATGTTTTCCCTTCGGTACGTCTTCTTAAAAACGTAACCAGTAACGAGTACTGGTCAATTGATTACCGCTTTGCAGGTATTGAAAACACAGGTGACGAGCAATTTACTTTATGTGCTGCGGGCCTAAAGGGTTCCGTTACCTCCAAGCGTAGTCATCTAGTTTGTATCGATGACCCTATCAAGAGTAGTGCTGACATATCCAACCCAGATATCCGGCGCACCATGCAAGATAACTGGAACGCAGTTATTGCTCCCACCATGTTTGAAGGGGGACGCGCAATTTGCCTAGGTACCAGATTTAGGCATGACGATATTCACGCTACTACTTTTAACGAACAAAACAATTGGCGGCAGATTATTCTTTCTGCTATCAACACAGATCCCATAACGGGAGAAGAGGAATCCTATTGGCCAGAAATGTGGTCTCTTGAGTACCTAAAAGAAAAGAAGCGGCAGGCACCTATTGCTTTTTCTTTCCAGTACATGAATCAAATCGTTAGACAGAACGAACTTTCTCTTTCGCCTGAACTACTGGTTAAAGCTGAAATCGCAACTGAGTTTGATGCGTTAGGTATTGGGGTTGATCTATCTGCTGGAGTCAAAGAGAAAAATGATTACACGGTAATGATTCTTGGTGGACGCATTGGTGATCAGATTCATATTATTGATTACAGACGCCTTCGCGTCATGGGTAATTTAGAAAAGCTAGACGAGCTAAAAGAACTTCTCAATGACTGGTCCATCATTGGTAAAGAGGAAAACGGCCTTTACTTCCCCACTTATTCGACATGTGATATCTGGTCAGAATCAGTTGCGTATCAAGCGTCTCTGGAATCAGACTTTAAACGTGTTTGCCTGAATAACGAAGGTTTGTACAATTTAATTTGGCATCCTGTTAAAGCGTTCAGGGCTGATAAATTGGCTCGCTTTAGAGGAATCATGGGTATGTTTGAAGATCGTAAAGTGGTATTTAATCGCTATCGAAATTTTACAACCATGTTTGAAGAGCTTACTAACTTTGGTGTTAGCAGCCACGACGATACAGTTGACGCACTCGTTTGGCTCATCACAGGGTTAATGCGCAAGGGTAATCTTCAGATTGATTTTTAGATAGTAAAATAGTAAAAAAGCATTCAAGCTGTGGGTCCGGAATATATTGCACTTGGCCTAACGGCTTTTATCTCTTCGATAGGAGGTGGTAGCTGGGTTGCCAATAAAATTCTTGCCCGCGCACACGAAAGAGTGCGTACCCTGCATGATATGTTACATACACAAGAGAGCCGGTTAAGTGCGTTGGAAAATCAAGTAAACCGCCTTCCCCTGGAGTATGTTCTCAAGGTTGACTTCTTAAGAGAAATTCAAGAAATGCATGATAACTTCAAGCAAATCAATACTAAGCTTGATAAGCTAATAGAAAAGCTTTTAGCGAAATGACTGGCTACATCGTAGAGGTTCAAGAAAACGATCAGGGGGATTTGTTTATTGAATTTCCGGATGAACTGATTGACGAGCTAGGTTGGCAAGAAGGCGATGTCTTGAACTGGGACTTGAAAGGCGCCGGGATTGTGTTGAGTAAGGTACACGATGCCTCTGGTTACCAAGTAGAGGAAGAGTAAAATAAAATCACCAGGAACTAGTCACATGTTTTACGGCGAGAAAAATGTACCAGGCGCTCCAGGAAATGTGGGTGCATATCAAAATATGTTTGCAGGATTGGATCTGCCTATTCCTGGTGGAAGATTGAATCGAGGTGGTGATCTACGTAATCAAAATCGCCCCGGTGGTCAAACTGAAACAATGCCGACTCGCCCCATGCTTCCAAGTGAGTACGGCCCTGCAATTGATGTAAAGTACCGTCAAGCAATGGGTATGTCAGGCATGATGCCAATGGGTAACGCTGGTTTCTTTATGGGACCACAGATGGGTCAAGGTATCCCCCCTGGCTACGTAAATAAAACTGTTTCCTAAAAATCTGTTAAACTAAAAACAAGTAGAGTTGAGAATAGTTAATGGCTGTCGATGTCAAGGGTCGCCTCAAAGAAATTGTTGATTCCTACCTCGACAAGGACGGAGGAGCTGGCGTAGATACTGGTGTCGTAGCCTCTCACCTTTCGCAAATGAAAATGTTCGGCATCCGTCAGGGTGTTGAGTTTTTTCCAGCGCAAGATAACTTTGGCAATCAACGCAAAGACTTTATTGATCGCGTCGTTAAATACAATCAACTTGATACACGCTTAGATTCTATCTGGGACTATTACATGTGTGACGGGCAAGGCCTGTTCTACATACGTCCAACACAAGCCAACTATCGTCTTTACTTTTTCCGTAAACACGAATACCGCACTTACTACAACATTGACGGTGAGCTAGACGAAGTTGTCATCATCTACAGCTATCGTGTACGCAATGGTTTTGGTTACACACAAGATGTAAATCAAAGTAACTTAATGGGGCCTGCAACACTTGGTGGTCAAGGCACCAAGCGCTTCATTAAGCTATCCATCAAGCGCAAGACAATCGAAGAGACTCACTCAGAGGGTGAACTTTCATTTGATCAGCCACACTCTGTTGCATCAGGTCAAACTAAAACGTTTAAAAATACGCTTGGCTTTATTCCTTGTGTAGAAATCTTTAACAATCCCAAGGGGTTTTCAACTGAAGGTGTAGGTGAGTTTGATAGCTTAGCCAATCACATTGTCACGCACGATGAGTTGGTTCGTACCATGCGTAAGAACATTCAGTTCTTTGGTAGCCCAACCCTTCTATCTTCTCGCCCCAAGACAGACCTAATTGAAGCTGGTGGTGACTCTGTTGTACAGCGTCCATCTATTGCAGCCAACTCAGGTTTTACCAGTCAAGCAGCCCTTAGTCGTTCTACGTTTAAATCAGATCCCGTCAGTCGTGGTGTAGACGGACAGATTCGTGTTCCAAGAATTATTGCAAACCTGGAGCCAAATGACCGAGTTGGCTACATTGTTCCTGATGCAATTACAGGAGATCAAAATTCATTTGCACGTCAGTATCGGGAAGAAATCCGCACCGCCCTTGGTGGTGTAGATGAACTATCGATTTCAGCAGGTGTTACCGCAACAGAATACAAGTCACTATTTGGACGTGTATCTGCCACATCCAAGAAGAAAGCAAATGCAATTTATACGTATGGCATCTCTCGTTGTCTTGAATTAATCATCTACCAGGAGGAGCGTTTATTCCGTGAGACACTAGCTGCTGCTGCTGGTCTTGAGAAACCCGTTGAACCAAAAGAAGATGCGCCACCAGAACAATTGGATATGTATGCCGATGCCATGACTGGTTTTGATGAACGTGTCAAGCAACTAATGATGGCTTGTGTTAAGACACAACAAGTGCCACCCGGTGTATTAGGTCTTATTCCTGATGGTGATTTAACTGTGCAGTGGCGTTGGTTAGGACCTGTATACGAAGACTCAACACAAGATATCCTTAACAATTCCATCGTGGTGCGCAACTTACAAGAATTAGGTGTTGATAGCATTGAAGCACTGAAATACCTCTTCCCGTCAAAAACGGATGAGGAACGGGCCGAGATGTTATCTGGGTTCCCGTTCAGGATGGTAGGAGAACTACAGAATGCATATTCTTCTTTCTCTCGCTTAGTGGGTGGCATGATGCAGACCCCCCACCCGCAATCACCGGACTTACCGATGGCTGCGGATCCCAGATTGGATCTTACTCCGTATCTGTATCGAACTCTTGAAGCATTACAAAAGGAGATGAGTTATGCAGGACGCTACCGTCCAATCGATCCCACAGATGAGCCAAGCACCCGCAGTAGCTCCAAGCAGCTACGTGGTACCGGCTCAGTCAGCACCGGCGCCCAGCTACCAAACAGCACCGGTGCCGTATCAAGTGGGTATGAGCTACCCCCAGGCGGTACCTCAGGCAGCCCCCAGCTACCAATCAGCCCCTACTCAGTACGCCCCCCAGTACCAACAAGCGGACCAATCGCAGAGCTCCTCGGCGGGCAATCCTTGGGAGTCGGCGTTCAACAAGGTAGTGAACCTTCTGAGCGCACCAGTCCAATCCCCGTTCCAGGGGCAACCCTCAGCACCGACTCCTCAGTACGCCCCGGCGAACTACGGACAAGTCAGCAGCCCAGCTACGCAACAATCGGCTCCGCAGACTTGGCAAGCCAACCCGGACTACTCGCCCAGCTCTTCCCAAACCTCCTCGACTCCATCCTTGGAGCAAATCGCGGACTTCGTGGGGATGAGCCAGGAAAGCCGCCAGGTAATGGACGCGTTCGGAATCGAAGCACCCGCCGTCCTAAATAACTACGCCCTTAACCTGGAAGGGATGCTGGATAGTGCAGTGGCCTGGGGCAACCAAGCTGCTAATACCATCCAGGGTTATGCACAGTTCTCTGTCAATGAGCATCAGGAGAACCTTGCTTATAACGAGATCCTTACCAACCCAGACGTACTAAGCGATTACACGCTGAAGTTCTTTGGTCCTGAAGGTCCGTACCCTGTGTACGAAAATGAGCAGCAACTGGAAACCCCTGGTTACCGCACCCAACCTGTTGCTTACGAGCAAGGTCAATTCCCCGCTCCTCCTTCTGCTGTTGCTGCCCAACAGCCTGAAAACTTCTGGGGTAGCTTCAAGGACATGATGGATCGTGATCCCCAGAATGCCTGGCGCGTCATTAACCAAGCCCAACCTCAAGTTCTAGCAAACAAATTGTTTGTGATGGAGTGACGTAATGGGCCTTCTTGCTGGTAAGTATGCTCCTCTTTTAGGAGCAGGTGCAGCAGGCTTGTTGGGAGCTGGGGGTTCTATCCTTGGCAACCTACAAGATAAAGAGCAAGGTGAAGGCCCTGCACGTATTGCAACCGAAGCCTTAATGGCAGGTGTTAACGCAATACCTGCTGGCTTTGTTTTAGGCTCTATACCACAAGCAATACGTTCTTCTCAAAAGCGTATTGTCACTGAAATACCTAAGGCGTCAACCATTGGTGTTGAAATTCCTCAGATCTCACAGATGGGCCGTAGGCAGCAGGCAAGACAACAGTTAAATGAAAAAGCTGAAATAGCGGCTTTACAGCTCACTGCTGCTCTTCCTATTTCAGCAGGAATTGGCGGCCTCATCGGAGGCGGTCTTTCTAACGTAGCCAACGCAATTGCCGTTCCCGGTTTCCAACAAGGCATGCAACCTGGTATGGTAATCAATCCCGAATCGTATGGTTCGAGCAACATTAATTACGCTGTTTAAGTGTAATATTCGGTTGATAAATTATCAACTGCTAAAATTTGTTTAGATAAGACAATCTTGTCTAAATCTTTCACCTGACATCCCTGTCCTGCGACACTGGAGGATAAACACAAGTGTTCATTGATACCGACTTTCCTAAGATTTTGGGCGCGGAACTCTACCGTCCCCATCCTGCTTACATCTGCGAGATGGCAGTAGAGCCCGTGGTCGTCCACGACTTTACTCGCCAACCCGGTCAAACCGTTCAGCTCGACCGCTACAAGTTCTGGGGCAACCCCGGCACTAAGGATAGCCGCGAGCGCATTTCCGACCAGACCATTGGTACCGCCAACAGCCGTAACATCACCAAGGAGAAAGTCCTGGTGGTGCTTAAGGAATACACCGGCCCTGCGGATCCCGGCGATCCCACTCAGCCCAGCACCTTTAAGATTGCTCGTGAAACCCTGATTACCGCCCAGCGCATGCTGCTGGACACCGGTAACCTGAACATGTTCCACCAGAGCATCGGTTCACTGACCTTGCTCGACGACTATCGCCGGTGGCGTGACCGCGTCTTCCTTGACGAACTGTCCAAAGCTGAAGCCAACGGTCCTGCATCTTCTAGCCAAGGTGGTTACTACTTCCCTGGCAACAAGGTTAAGAACCCTGTGTACTCTGCAGATGAGTACACTGCTCAAGTTCAGCAGTTCCAAGTGCGTACCGACCTTCTGACCGTTGTCAAGGACCTGCGCAAGCGCAACGTCCCCACCTTCGCTGATGGCCTGTATCGTTGCATCTGCGATCCCACGTTCATGATGCACCTGCGTCGTGACCCTGACTTCCGCGAGATCGCTCGTTACTCTGGCAATCCTGGCCAAGGCATGTACATGGGCAACCCCATGATGCCTAACAACGCTAGCTTCTTCCAGGGTCCTCAAGCTGGTCAAGGTTACTTCCTTGCTGGTGAACCTGTAATGCCTACTGGCGTTCAGTTTGAAGGCGTGAAGTTCTTCGAGTCGACCAACTTCCCCAACAAGACACAAGCTGCTACGCTGGGCTCTTCCCCTGGTGCTGGTACCTACGAAGTTGCTCAAGGCTACTTCTTCGGTCCTCAAGCTGTTGGCGTTGGTATCGGCGGCCCGAATGCTCAGGTCCTGATCAACAACAACGACGATTTCAGCCGCTTCATCATTCTGATCTGGCAACTGTATGCCGGTTTTGACATCCTGAACAAGGACTTCATCACCACTGCATTCAGCTTCCTGCAAGACGACGGCAACATCTGATAAAGAATAAATTACATTAAGGAGGAATAAATGTCCTATCTTTCAGCTAAGAAAATTTATCCCGGCAACTGGTCTTCACCCCTAAACAGCTGGTATAAAAACATTGATGACAACGGTACCGGCACAATCGACGCCTCCAAGGGTGGCCCCACTTCGGTGCTGGCCATCCCTGGTTATCGCTACTTCCAATCCCGTGGTTACGTCCCTGTGACGGCAACTTCCGGTAGCGGCCCTGTCGCGTCTGCTTCCGTAATCGTCCCTTCGCCTTACCGCCAGGATGATACCCGTACCGACATTACTGGTCTGGTAATCTCTGGTTCTGCCACCCAGTCTGCTTACGTTTACCGTACAGCTATCTCGGTTGCATCTGGCTGGGGCGATGGTCGCGTTGCATCTGGTGTCTATAACGCCACTGGTAACGTCATCTCCTTTGGTCGTGATAACGCAGGTAGCCCTGTTGCTTACTCCGGTGAGCCTACGGCCCAAGCCAACCTCGCTTCTACTGTCTCTGGTACGCAAGTTGGTGAGATCCTGTTCGCTGGTGGCGTACAAGCCTTTGGTAACGTGCCCCTTCTGACCGCTACCGGTCAGGCTGTGACCGTTACCGGCCTCTACCCTGCGTATACCGCCGCCACTACCTTCAAGGTCTACTCCAAGGCCACTGCTAACTCTACGTCGACTGCTGGTGGTTTCTACATCTCCAGTGGCGACTCCACCGCTGGCCGCACTGGCTACCTTTGTGTCGAAGTCTGTTACATCGTTCCTGACGATGCCCCTGGCTACGAAGACATTGATGGCTACCTGACTGGTCGCGTTGTCAGCTAATTAAGCTAAACTAAAACCAGATTAATTAATGATCTGGTTTTATGTCTACCAGCACTGAAGAAATTCTCCATCGTCACAAAAAGACTGGAGCACGGGTACGTATTGTTAGTGAGTGGGATGAAGGCGATTGGTTCATGGTCGAAGATCAGGACGGTCGCCTTTACACCGCTTACAAGACTGAGTTACTGCCCGATGAACAGGCCACACAAAAGGTCAAAACTCTTCAGGTAAAAGACAAAGCAGCAAAGGAGGAGCCACGTGTGTTTCCTCCTGATACTAGGCTTAACATCAACGGCGCAACCGCCCAGATGATTGCAGACCACATTAAAGGAATTGGTCTGAAGACTGCTAGAGAAATAAAGGATCTTCAACTCTCTTTGTCGGGTGAAAGATTTACAAGTCTCGATCAGTTGAAACAAATCAAGCGGGTCGATTGGGAATCTGTGATCGCTGCTGATTTAATTAGGGTTTGATTCTCATCTCCAAACGCAAGACCTCTGGGAAACCAGGGGTTTTGTTGTTTTAGAATTAAAAATAAAAAGATAATGGCAGGTTTAATACCACTAGGTTCAGTTATAGATCCAAGCAAGGATGTTTTTGCTACAACTGGAGCACATCTTGACGTAAGAGTTATACCTCAGTTTGGTGCACAGAAAGGAAAAAAGATTGATCCAAGAACGGCCAAAACTCTTTTACAGCATGTTTTGGTGGGAGCCGACAAGCGCCCCTTGGTGCAACAGGTTGGAAAAGATTGGAAATTTAATTTTCCAGTTACTTCAGAGTTTGGAAAGCGTACTGCGCCTACTGCTGGTGCATCTACTTACCATGAGGGCATTGACATAGGCTTGGGTGCGGGTACTCCGCTAGCCTATAAAGGGTATGGATCCTACAGACCGGATAATGGTTTTGGGGCTTTAAACGTTGCCGACGCGCAGGGTAATCCATATGAGTTACGCTTTCTTCACACTGCCCCTGGTAAAGCAGCTTCAGTCGGCAGCTCTACCGTACCCTCAGCGCCTCAGTTACCACCGAATGTAGATCAACGTACGCAAGATGTTCTAGAAGCTTTCTTGCACGGAACGCAATATAAGATAGACCCCAGGGAACAAGCGGCACCAAAGGAAACTTTAGCTTCAAGCATAAAGAAACAATTGGTTGGTCAAGTGTTAGGCCAAGCTCTTAATCCAATGTCCTTCCTGGATACTTACAGAACAAATGATCCGTTCATGCAAGGTAGTGCCCTGGCAAATCAAGATATCCTTTCAGGTATGTTCGGTTGATTTGCTGAACGTATAATTAAAACACAGTGAGTAAAAGCAGTGCGGCTGTCTGACTTCGACAAAAGTAGAGTTAGATACCACCTTGGTTACTATGTGGTTTCTGTTCCAGCGGGTGATTACTCTCGCTTGGAAGAATCCTTAAACACAGTACCTGACTCTTACTTCTACGACAAGATCGTCATTCAAGTCGGTCGCTGTGATACTGCCGAAAAGAAAACCGAAGTAGCTACTTCGCCTTCTACTCGGATCGAGAACATTGCTGGTGACGTTGATCGTACAATTAGATCTAGCAATGCCAAGGAAGCATTAAAGGTATGGGATGAGATTTATCTCTACGAGACAAATCGACTTGCCAATATTCTTTACGTTCCTAACTACAAAGATCCGTTCCAAGCTAGGTATCGCTACGAACGCTCCGGTGCTGAATTCATCCAAGCATTACCTGGCCCTGCTGACGTAAGTACTGGTTCTAGTATTTACTTAAACCTTAATTGGAGATAAAAATGCCTAGCTTTTCAATAGGACGCGAGCTTGCTGGTTTAAGGGGATTGCTAGTCAGAGGTACTGGTGCCCTTGCAATGCCACATATTTTTAATGAAGGAAAGCCAGGGTCACTACTTGACAAATCTCTTCGTTCTGTTCCTTCTACTAGTAAAACGGATGCGGGTCGTGCATTAGGTAATACCTTAGGAAATGAACTGCAATACATGGGCCGTCAGTTGCAGAAAGGAAGCCTTCCATATCTTGGCAACGAAATGCGTTATACAACAAATGAACTATTGCAAGGACGCAATCCTTATGGTACTCCTTTGAATGGCATTCAAACCGGCAAGTATGGCCCCACTGATTGGAACCCTAGTGCTAATCCAACAGCTTCGGTGTCTTCTGGCGGCGCTGCAGATCGTTCTTATCAACAGGAAAAAGCTCGTGTCACTCAAATGACAGAGCAAGATCCTATGTTTAAAAAATATCAAGTTGCTGAACTAAGCAAGCAATACAACGCAGCCAAAGGTGACGAAAGAGAAAAAATTGGTATGCAGATCTGGGCGCAAACAAACCCTGAGTTAGCAGCTAAGTTACGTCCTGGTGCTACAGGTTACTCTGACGTTGCAACTGCATTTCAAAAACTAAGTCCTGTTGGCAACCTTGCCGGTAGTATGGCGCCAAGTAATTTCACCATGCCCGCCGTTGATTCAAATACAATACCAACAGTAGAACAAGCCTTTGGTACAAACGCTCCACAATTCAACATCCCTGGAATGGATGCATCTGCCATGACCACAGCAGTTGCACCTGGGGCATTCAACCAGCCATTATCTACGGACATTACAAAGTACTTAACAGATCCTGTCAAAGCGTACGCACCAACTGAAAAAGTAGATCAAACCAAGCTTGCTCTTTTGAGGCAAGCTTATAATCAAAGGTTTAAATAACCCTTTGTTAAACTAGAGTCACTTGGCAGCACCCCGGTGTGTAAGTCCACCTACTGGGTAACAGATCACAAGATCTACGGAGACCAGTGTCCTTGCTAAAAACCAATGATTCTCTGCCGTAATTTCGTCCGTCGCCTCACTGCCAAACTGAGTCTAGTCGTAGCTCTACAAGCAGTATTTGTCCCCGGTCTCAAGGCAGAGTCAAACTGGGTAGGAGAATAAAACAACAGCTAAAATGTCGCTTAATCCCAACGCTGTTATTGTTGCCAACAAGCTAAAGGGAGCAGGTTATAGTAAGGCACACATTGCTGGCGTACTTGGTAACTTTGAACTTGAGTCTGGCTTCAACCCTCGGGTAAATGAGGGTGGTAAAGTCGGCGCTCCTATGGGAGTGGGTGGCTATGGCTTTGGACAGTGGACGGGTGAGCGCCAAACAGGATTGGTTAATTTTGCTAAGCAGCAAAAGATGGATCCAGGTGATCCAAACCTACAAGCTAAATTCCTCCTGTATGAATTAGGCGGGACTGAAAAGAAAGCTGCAGCTTATTTAAAAGAAGCAGTTTCCCCTGAGGAATCAGCACGTAGGTTCCTAACGGATTTTGAACGCGCTGGTATTCCTAAAACAAAACAACGTCAAGAAGCGGCTCGTGCAATATATGGAAAGCTTGGTTTCCTGGACCAACCAGGGCAAGTTCCCATTGCACAAGGAGTACAAAAACCAGAAACTAACTTAACGGTTTCTGAGATCCTTGCTCCTATTCTTGGTGGGGCAGCAAATGCTTCTGCTGTGGAAGAAAGGAAAAGTATTGCCAACACTTTGTTGGACGAAGCTAGGGCCTCTATTACACAAAACATTCTCCAGAATGTTTTTAATCCTTTTGGTGGTTTCCAATGAAGTACTACGCTGAGTACGCTGATTCGGACGTGTTGCCTAGCGAGGTATATGCGGCAAAGTTTGGAGAGGATATGTTATTTAATCCACAGGGTAAAGTGGATTACATGATGGGCAAGAAGTTTAAATTCAAACCAAAAGAAACGGGTGACTTGTTTCAACGTTTCCTTGCTCTTCAGTCAAATCCAGATGCTTTGTTTACGGATACTGCCAGGATGCCTAATACCCCCTTTGGGAATTTAGGTCAATACATGGGTGGTTAAAGCCTCCTATAATAAACAAAAGATAAACGTAAAGCAATGTCGTCGACTAGCACAAACAAGCAGCCGTTG